ACATTGGCAAAGACACTGGCACAATTGGACTGCTTACTCATCAGAAGATTGTTCGTGATTATATCAACTTATACACACCATATAGAGGCCTTTTATTGTATCACGGTTTAGGCTCAGGCAAGACGTGTAGTTCTATTGCGATTGCTGAAGGTATTAAGAGCGGTGGCAAACAAGTGATTATTATGACACCTGCTTCTCTTCAGCGCAATTATTTAGAAGAAATAAAGAAATGCGGTGACTTGATTTACAGGAAAAATCAGTTTTGGGAATGGATTTCAATTGACGACAATGTATCAAATGCTAATGCTTTGTCTGCTGTACTCGGTTTCAAAACAGTTGATTATATTCGCCGAAAGCGTGGCGCTTGGTTAACCAATGTGAAGAAACCGTCCAATTATGCACAACTTTCTACTACCGATAAGAAGAGTTTGAATGACCAAATTGACGAGATGATTCGACAGAAGTACCGTTTTATTAATTACAACGGTTTGCGCCGAGACAGTTTCAAGATGATGACAGATAATTTCAAGAATAATATATTTGATGATTCTGTTGTTGTGATTGATGAGGCTCACAATTTGATTAGCAGAATTGTCAATAAAATTAATAAATCAAGCAAGTTTGCTCAAAGAAAAAAGAACGATACGAACACATTGGCTGCTGAGCCGCTTGCAATCCAAATCTATGATTATTTAATGCGGGCTGAAAATTGCCGTGTTGTGTTGCTAACTGGAACACCTATTATTAACTATCCTAACGAAATTGGAGTACTCTTTAATATTTTGAGAGGCTACATAAAGACGTGGAATTTGCAGTTGAAGATTGAAACTAGTCAAAAGGTTTCTAAGGACACAATTATGAGTTACTTGGGAAATAATAAAAATATGGATTACATTGATTATAGTCCAAGCTCAAAAATACTGACCATAACCAGGAACCCATTTGGTTTTGAGAGTCTTATTACTGAGAAAAGTGGTTATCAAGGAGTGACAAATGAAAAGAAGGAACGAAAGGATAAAGTTAGTGGCAAGGTTACTTTGAGTGACCGTGGTACCATCAGTGATGCGGATTATATAAGAGAAATTGTTTACACACTTTCTAAAAAAAGTGATAATGGTATTACAGTTAACTCATCACCAAATGGTGTTACATATGAGGTTTATACAGCGCTGCCAGATACATATGATGAGTTTGCAAACCTATTTATTGACGACAAAACTGGTAACATTATTAATATCGAGAAGTTCAAAAAGAGAATATTAGGTCTCACATCGTATTTCAGAAGTGCACAGGAAGAATTGTTACCTCGTTATGATAAGAACTTTGATAAGCATCCAGTTTTTATTCCTATGAGCGACTACCAATTCAGCAAGTATGAGGAATATAGACAAGAAGAAAGAAAATCAGAAAAGATTAAGAAAGGACCTAAGAAAACTGTTGACAAAGAAGGCACATTTAAAGAACCGAGTTCAACATACCGTATCTTTTCACGTTTGGTTTGTAATTTTGCAATGCCTACACCGCCTGGGCGCCCTATTCCTAAGAATTTTAGGAAAAAGACCTTCGCAGAACCCATATTTGGTCCTGACGGTGAAGTAATAGATGTAAGAACTACAACTTACAGAGGTCTTGATGTGGTAGGTGTAAAAAAGGGCGACGAAAAGGAAATTGCTAATGTAAGAGAATATTTTCAGGATGCCAAAGAAAGAAGGGCTTTGGAGCTAGAAACGCAAGCAGCAGAAAAAAAGGCTTTAGAAAAAGATGTTGTGCCGGCTGCTAAGCAAGCGCCTACTCTTGTAAATAAAAAAGAATTAGAAAGGGCGCAAAAAGAACTTCAAAAGGCAGAAGAAAAGGCGCAAAAGGAAAGAGCAAAGGCTGAGGAAAAGGAAAGAAAGGAACAAGAAAAAGCGGAAGCTAAGGCATTAAAGGAAAGAGAGAAAGCAGAGGAAAAAGAGAGAAAAGCTTTAGAGAAAGCACTAGCAAAGGCGGAAAAGAAATCTAAAAAAGGTGGTGCTGGTTCTGATGATGAAGCCGAAAATGTGATTTGGAGCGGTGACGAAGAATCCGATAGTGAGGAATTAGCAGACGAAGAAGCTGAAGCAAAGGAAATTGGTGCTGAAGCGAAGGAAGGCTATCCTCAAGACAACGATGAAGAGTTTATCGAAATTGAAGGCATTAAAGATGTTGACGCTAGAGAAAGAGATGTTGATGAATTGGAAGGTGATGAAATATTAGACTCATATGGTGATGTTGAATATAAAACCGCAATTGCCCAAGCATATGCTGTAATTAAAAAATACAAATCGGACTTCTTGTCGCCTGAGAAGTTGGAAATATACAGTCCTAAATTTTTGAGAATGTTGCAGAACATTGAAGACCCAGAACACAAAGGTCTACATCTAGTTTATAGTCAATTCCGTTCTATGGAGGGCATCGGAATTTTTGCCCTCGTTTTAGAAGCAAATGGATTTGCACAATTCAAAATTAAGAAGACAGGTATTGACAGCTGGGAAATAAATATGAGTGAGGAAGATATGGGCAAGCCGACATATGCTCTCTATACTGGTACAGAAGAAGCTGATGAACGAGAAATTATTCGTAACATTTACAACGGAATGTGGGATAACATCCCGAATAATATTGCTGAGCAATTAAGACAGAGAAGTGCCAATAATGATTTGGGTGAGATTGTCAAGGTTCTTATGATTACATCTGCTGGTTCAGAAGGTATCAACTTGAGAAACACACGTTATGTCCATATTATGGAGCCGTATTGGCACCCAGTACGTTCAGAGCAGGTTATTGGCCGTGCTCGGCGTATTTGCAGTCACAAGGACCTCCCTGCAGAACTCCAAACGGTCGAAGTATTTATTTATATTATGGTTTTCACACAGAAACAATTAGACAGTGATAATGCGATTGAATTACGCATCAGCTCAATAGATAGAGGAAAGGTTTCACCTTATCCAATCCAAACATCTGATGAGAAACTATTTGAAATATCTAACATCAAGGAGCGTCTGTCATCTCAGTTATTAACTGGTATTAAAGAGGCCTCGATTGATTGCGCAACATATACAAAGTCAAATACAAAGGAAGGTTTAGTTTGCTTGTCATTTGGAAAACCATCAGTAAATGATTTTTCTTATAATCCGGACTTATTTAAGGACGAGAACGATGCAGTTTCGGCGGCAAATAAAGTGACAATTGACTGGCAGGCGAGACCATTTGAAGACAAATATGGCAAACAATATATGCTGCGTGTTGATAATAATCAAATATATGATTATGAGAGTGTAATGCAAGCACTGCGAATACCAGGTGTGCGTCCAGTATTGTTAGGCAAGCTGGTTAAGACCCGTGACGGTAATTTTGAGATTGTTCGGGATAAAGTCTAGGACTTAGAATAGGATATTATCATATTATTTTTTATAAAATTATAATATAATAGTTATTATGGATAAATCTAAAGAATATATTTTGGATAATGAAATTCCTACTATATCATTTATAAGAATAGGAGAATCATTAATGGTTAATGGAGAAATTGTTAATGAAGAATCAAAAGAAAAATCTGAAATTGAATCTAACAACGTTAAAAAATAAGGTTAATTTTATTGTTTTGAACCCACTATTTGTTTTACATTGCTAGACAACTCGGTCATCATTGCAAACAGTGTGTCAATTTTCTTATTCATATCATTTATTTGTAATTGCATATTGGGTTCTGGAGTTTTTATAGGTTCTGGCATTTTTTTCAACTTGTTGAATATGTTAGTTGGTATATTTATTACTTCTTGTGCTTGAGGTTCCATATATTCTTCAATCGTCATTGTCACATTGTTACCTTCATTGAATGAGACTTTTTTTGAAGGTACAATTAAAGAAGGTTCTTTTTCCAAATCATTCACATTCACATATTTGTGTTTCCTTTGACTAGTAACATTTTCTTGTTGTGGTTGTTGTTTTTCAACCCGTAAAGAAGTATTATTGGGTTTTAGCCATTCATCTGGAGTTTGGCCTGTGTCTGTATTCACATTTGCACTCATATTCATATTCGTATTAATTTGCTCTATATCAAAATTACGCTTGGCAATCGTCTCTGCAATCAGTGCCTCCATTTCCTTGATCTTACTTGTCTCTGCTTTATCTGAGAAATCTAGTTCTTTAGGTTTCTTAACAGTTACTAGGTTTTCGAAGTCGTTGCGTCGTTGGTTCACTTGTGTCTCAAACTCGGTTTGCCTTGCATTATGTATATCTTCAACCTTATATGGTTCTGAACTAACAACCTCATCACTAATGTTTATTAGTTTTACTGGCGGCTGTTGATTAATATTTGGAAACAGTCGGTTCACCGCTGCAACTATTTGCGTCAAAAATATTTTATTCAAATTCATTAATCCTGAATTTGGATTTGCTCTTGCTAAAAAGGGATTAACATTACTCTCAAATACGGAGCGAACATTAGCCGTTAATGATGTATTCTGGGTATTAATATTCAATTCATCTAATAAGACCTCCCAAAGCATATTAATGTTTTTGACAGTTTTAAACTGCTGTAAATTATTCAAGTTTGCATTACCAGCTATATTCATTTTGTTAGTTTATATAGAATAATAACTTACTATTTATGTTATTATTTTACTTATTTATAAATCTTCATTGTAATAAATCTTTCTAAACTGCTCCATATATTTGTCCTTTAACACGTGAGTCTTCAAATAGTGTCCTGTAATCTTGTCTTCTAACATATGGATTATAAAAAAGAGCGAATAAATTCCACATTCTGTATTATTATACTGGTGTTCGACTGGATAATTCTGGTCAAATTTGAAATTAATACGTTTATTACCAGGTAGCGAGTGTCCTTGTTCTATGACTGTTTTTACGAATTTCATCACTTGTTTTGGCGCTTTATCACCAGCACTATCAAAGAAGAAGATTTCACCCTTTTTAATATTGATAAACATAGATATCCAATGTTCGCCACTCTTGTTGTGAGGGTCCGTGTTAAATATGATACCAATTTTGTTCTTACCTTTCTTAATTTGTTCATCCAAATTGAAATGACACAATTCTTCCCAGACACATTCGCCATATAACAGATGTTCATCATAGTCAATTGGTGATGGACCAATAAAGTCAAAACAAGAATATGTCTTTTCATATTGGTTCATCACTTTAATAATATCAATACTAGATAGCCATTCATTTGGTTTCATTTTCCATTTTTCAGGCGACTCAGGTGAAAATGAGTCGAGCAACTCTTTCTCCATTTTTGTACCTTTTGTCATCTGTCGGACCCAGCACGACTCTTTGTTGCAAATATTTGCATAATAATTTTTGAGCATATTCCATATTTCTTTGGAATCATTTGTTGTAATTGGTTTGTCAGGGTGTCTTGCGTTCCACATATTGCGTAATTTATGAAGGTCGTCGTCAGTGTAACACGTATACTCTTTTACTTCGTTCTTTCCCTTTGGACTGCAATTTAACTTTACAAATGGCTTAATATTGGTATTCTTTGTCTTGTTAGTTTGTTTTGTTTCATTTATATGATGATGTTTATATCTTTTATGTCTTTTACGTCTTCTTGTAGTTATGTTATTCTTACTTTTTATTCTTCTTGTTCTCATATACATTACTGATATTTTTCTTTTCTTTAACATTTTGTTTTTTAATTTGATTTTGACTATATTTGACCTTTGTAAACCAATCCAATGGCAATTTATTGATATCTTCTACACCTTCTGAATGAACTGGTTTGCTCGATTTTTTGAAAACTCGTTTGGGTTTTTCTTCTAAGATTTCTTCTTCCTCCGCTTCTTCTTCTAAGCTTTCCGCTACGCTTATGACTGTATTTTCTTCTTCATCTTCTTCATCTTCATCTTCTTCATCTTCATCTTCTTCATCTTCATCTTCTTCTTCTTCTTCTTCTTCTAGGCTTTCCGCTACGCTTTCGATTGTATCTTTACTATCATTTTCAGCGTTATCATTTGACTGATTTGCTTTTATTTTCAAATAATAAACACTTTTTTCAATGAAATATGTAAAACTATTACGCACATCTTGTAAAAGGTCATCGGGTAATTCATCATTTAAACATTTGGTAAATAGTTCATTTATTTGTTCCTTGTAAATCTCCTTATCGCTCTTCATTGCATCTTGCTCTTTCTGCTTAATTTTATTATTCAACTTTTGTAATTGAGACTTACTAATTAAATAATTCAACGTAATTTGATTCACAAGGTCGTCTGACATTCCTATATTGTTAGTTTAAATTATTATTTATTAGTTTAACGAATAAATAATATTCATTGATTATTGATTTTTTTGTTGTGGTTTTAGGTTTTGCTGAGGTTGCGGTTGTGGTTGCGGTTGAGGATTTAAGTTTTGCTGAGGACTGCAAGTGGTCGGTTTTGTCAAGTCTTTCACGTGTTGTCTAGTGGCATTATTGAATAGACCAAACCCAATTTGTTCTGGGTTTGGATTCGGGTTAAACATATTGAACTGCTCTGTCTTAAATAAGTCAGGAAAAGGTTGCACAACCTGCTTATTATTTTGCCAATTGAATTTATACAGACTACTTTGACTAGACGGCACATAAGTTGCTTGGTCGCAATTCTGTAGTGCGTAAACTTGCCCCCTCAAATCTGATTCACAATTTATATTAGACGCAAACCCCGACCAAGGACCAAAATCATTCCCTGGGTTAAATGTATGTGAAACATTATAAGTAGCCTCTTGTTTCATCGGCACATTAATCTGCTTTCTAAAATCAATAACTGGTAGTGTAGCATATTTAGTAGATACTGCCCTGGCATCTAAATACGGTTGCAATGACTGGCTAGGTACATTTCGACTATATGTCCTAGAATTCATTACATTTGCTCTCTGTGATGCAGACCCATCATTAAAATCAAGTTCATTCATATTTATATATTTAAATATTATTATTTCTTTTATATGTTTAATTGTTTTATTGTTTGTTTTCTTTATTCGTTAAATATATAAATTACCAAATGTTTTTTTCAAAGGATATTCATAAATTTCAGACACAAATGTTTGATATTATTACAATTTTATCATTTGCGTTATATATTGCAATAGCAATTGGCCTCTCAGCAAATGCTCCTGAATATTTAGATGAACTGCAAAGATACACTAAATTGTATGTAAGTCTCTTTCTAATATGGCGATTCAATCCATTCCGACGAGTTACGTTCACTGAACTAGATGGTAAGATTGCATTTAGTGCTGGCATCTTCCTACTAACAACTACGGCTTTTGAACAGATATTGAAAACTTATCTAAAGGAAATTAAGGCCTTCTTTTAATCTTTTTCTTTTTTGGAAGCCCTCTTTAATGTCCTGTTTTTAAAACGTTTGTCTTTCTGCGTTTTTGTTTTGTTACTTAACAGCTGTTTAGCAATTTTATTGCGTCGATTAAAAAACATCTGAAGATGCTGTAGTATTTTTTTTGACAGTGCTGTATCTACTGATAACTCTTTTGTGTCTTTCTCTACATACGTGTAATTATATCTTTTCATAAAGTCCAAAATATACTCCTTCATTGATGTAGGGTCACCATTAGTAAGTAGACCACTCGCAATAAACCGGTCCACAATTGTTGTAAATGGCAGCTCGTGTTCGTAAGCCTTGACATTGATGTAATACACATTATCTTTACTCATCCCAGGGTGATAAACGTCATCTATAAAGCACACATCCGTAGTATCTGGAATCTTAGTGCAGCGCATAAGGTCAGAATGAGTCTTTGAATGAGTCGTTCTACAGAGCTCCACGTGTTTGCCATTGACCTTGTATGCGCCAATCACTTGGTCAAACAAATTGGGGGCTTCTGCTCTGTCTTCAAAATAGGTCTTAATTTGAACTGACCACTCATATGGTCCATTATTGTTCGTATATATCATTATTTTGTAACAATGTTTTGCCTTCTTCCTCTGCTTTAAATAGGTTAGTATATTTATTATATTTGGTCGTAAAAATTCCGGATACAAATCCAGTGTTTTATTGAAAAAGTCTTGATTTATATTGAAGTCTATATTATTCGTTTTTATATATCCTTTTAAAGCATCCCAAAACATACCAAATTCTGAAAAATATCCTAGGGTTTCATCTAAATCAAATACTACTATTTTGGAATTGCAAATCATAATATATATTGTGATATTTAATAATCAAAATTAAATAATCAAAATTAAAATATTGGGTATTATTAATATCACAATGTCCAGTGAACTAACAAATGAAGATTATATTAATATTTTGACCTACTATAAAATGGTCATTCCAAAGTCCAAGCGGCTCCTCAAGAAGCAGGCTGAAAATATTATGTCTGAAAAGTTATGTAGGTGCATCAAGAAGGTAAAGAAGTCAGATAATACAATTACTGAAGGGCAAGCCATTGGCATATGTAGTAAGACAATCTTCAAAAGAAAAGGATTTACCCGGGGTAAATTTAGTTGCCGGAAAAATAGGACTGTGAAATTTAGACATACTAACAAATAAATAAATAAATATATCTAATTAATGTAGTTTATATTTGATGACAAATAACGCAAATTATTATGATGTTATTATTGTTGGTTCTGGGATTGCTGGGCTTTACAGTGCATACAATATAAAACAAATGTCACCCAAGACATCATTTATGGTGTTGGAGAAATACAAGAAGCAGTGGATTGGTGGTCGACTCAATAATGAGGAGTTTTATGGCACAACTGTGGTAACCGGTGCTGGAATTGGTCGTAAAGAGAAGGATTATTTGTTAGTTGAACTGTTGGACAAGATGGGTATAAAGTATAGTGATTTTGACATTAATATGAATTACATTGTTAAGAAACGTGTTGCAATTGGACCCATTGTTAAAGAGCTTCGGCAAGAATATAGACGTCAATCTGAGCCAGTTACTACTTTTAGGCACTTTGCGAAGGGGTATTTAGGCGCCACAGCGTATAATAATTTTATCACAAATGTTGGCTATACGGATTACGAAGATGAAGACGCTTATCAGACGCTTTACAAGTATGGAATGGATGATAATTCTTCTGGCTGGACTGGACTAAGCATCCCTTGGCACCAATTGGTCCAGAAATTGGTACACACAATTGGCTCAAACCATGTAAGAGCATCTAACAATGTTGAAAGTATTGTCAAATTACAAGATAAACCTTGCTTGTTCGAACTAACAACTGAGAAAGGTGTCAAATATTACTGTGAAAAAGTAATAATTGCGACGACAATTACAGGCATTCATAAGTTATTGCCACAATATAAGCTCTATAATCAGATTAAACCTCAGCCTTTTTTGCGTTTGTATGCAAAATTCCCGAAGGCTTCGGCGTTAATTATGCGACAATTGGTGCCGACTTATACAATTGTATCTGGACCTTTGCAGAAGATTATTCCAATGTCTCTCGATAAAGGCGTTTATATGATTGCTTATTCAGATAATAAGAACGCACTAGTTCTAAAAGACCACTTGGAGAACAATGTCAAGAATAGGGAATTCTTTTGTGATTTGTTGGAGAAGACTTTGGGACTGCCAACTAACACATTGCAAATAACTGCACTATTAAATTTCTATTGGCCAGTTGGCACACATTATTATACACCATTGGACCATAAATCTAGAGCAGAATTTATTGAGAAGGCACAACATCCGATGCCAAATATGCTTGTTGTAGGTGAGGTAGTAGCAGTGAATCAAGGATGGACTGAAGGCGCACTAGATAGTGTCAAAAAAGTGCTGACCAAGGAATTCTTGAAAAGTGACAATTGTTAAAAAGTGTCATCGGTTTTGTTAAGTTGAATAAATTAACTTAACAAATATTTACAAATTATTTAGAGGACGTTCTCAATAAACAACCCAGCTCGATTTCTAAATTGGCCAAAATTTATTCCTAAAACATCTCTATAAAATCCATTACCAACACTGGTTCCATTTCTGGCATACCAAGCATAAACACGTCTACCTGAACCAGCTCCAGCACCACTAGAGCCGTTGGCAAGCATTGAGCCAAGTGTTCTATATCCATTGGACGCAGATATTCTGTAAGTTCTGATATTTCCGGTTCCTCCTCCCATTTATATTCTAACGCAATATAAAAATATATTTAAATTTTTGTATTTATCAAATTTATAGAACAGCTTTAACCAAGTAGTAACCATGGTAGCCAAGTGCAGCCATACCAAGCATTATTAGCATTTCAAAGAATTTCCTAGATGTATCAAGTCCAGTGTAACCAATATATACTAATAACGGACCAATGATTAGTGCATGAATATAATTTATCCAAGTACTTTGACCAGCTATAGTCTTTTTATATGCTAAATAAAAATGATATGCCATTACAAATACACCTAAACCTAACAAGAACGGAAACATTATTTTGGGTATACTTGTTCTCTTGATACCTACATATAGGAATAATGGAACTACAAATAAAATGTGGAACAAACTAACTATTGAATGTGCGTCTAATTTCATTATATAAATAATAGACACAAATATATATTTCTTAATATATTATAAATGAAGTTAAAAGCTTTTAAGTATTCGAATGTGCAACATCATATGCACGGTGGCAAGAAAATGACACACAAAGTCCATATCAAAAACGGTAAGGGATATAAAAGTGTCACACATTTAAGACACGGGAAACGTGTGCACCATTCTAGGAAGGCACTATCGTCTGCAGAAATGGGACTTATTAAAATCGGCAAATTTATTCCTGGGTTATTTAAGGATGTATCTAAGACACGAAAGCGTTAATCATCGTCTTCTTCTAAGCTTGTATCTGATTCTTCTTCTGAGCTTATATCATCATCTTCTTCTATTGCACCTCGGTTTGAATAATTTTTATTAGCTCTGGTATTTGCCTTTACTTCTTGTCTTGTTTTCTTCTTTAATTGCTCTTCTGCGTCTAAATGGTCCAGAGCACTTATGATAACCATTTCTTGGTCCGACAGTTTCTGAAATATCAGCACTTCATCCATTTTAAATGTATAATGGCGATGCATAAAATTCTTGCAAATAATTATCACATCGTCATCTGTTATTTTGATATCGCAAACTAGACCACATTGGTTTAGTACTAAATTATTTGGATCTGTAATACGGATCCATTTAATAAATGCACCTTGCTTTAAATCACCAATTTCGTCCACATACTTGTAACCCTTTAGTTTTCTCAAATAGCTGATTAACGTTTCATTGTCCAACATTAGTTCTTTCAAAATCTTCAAATTTAATTCCATTAGTTTTCTGGTTGTTAGATTCATTATGTTATCATTATTGACGTTATCTAACGCCTTTGTTAGTTTATTCATATCTAATTCGTTTTTATTCTTGGTTGTCATAATTTATATATTTAAATAAGTTTAAATATTATTTAAATATATTATAAATAATACTAATGTCATTCTCTTCTTGGATTAAAAAGTTTTTTTGTTGTTTTAAGCCCAAAACTCTTTTGGATTTAAAAAATGAATATAATGCGATGGATGATAATGAAGTCACTGTGTCGTTTAATACGTCACCACATAATAGCACTGATACAAAAGGATATAGCCTGAGTGATGAAATTACTTATAATGAAATATATAATAGGTAATTTTTTATACTGCGCTTTACAGTCGAAGACCACTTCTTTAAACCGTCGCTGCACTTAAAACAGTCGTATCTATTTCATAGATACTTACCAGCCGAATGCCGACCCAAATGACCCTCCTATCATATCATTTGCAGCCATAACTCCCATTCCTTCCATTCCCGGAGTCGCCGCTCCTACCAAAGGATTGCTATCCTGTTGATACATATTGTTGTAGTCCGGTTGCTGTTGAGTTGGAGGCAGTGAGTTGATTGCAGTGGTGCCAGGAGACGTCATCATCGGAGCAGTTGCAATTGCGCTCTGGCCTTGTGAAATCGGCTGTGAAACCTTCACATTACCCTGACCCTTCTTCTTCTTCTTTGCATCCTTGGGTCCCTCCCATAGCTCCATTATTCGGTCAACAATAATGCTAACTTTCTCACCCAACTTGGTCTGGAGACTGAGAATAATTACCAACATTGCTAAAATAATACTGGTTACATCAAAGTTGGCATATTTGACTCCGCTATACGTCGGAATAAATGTGATAATCCTGTGAATAATAAGTATGCCAATAAACATAATGAACACTTGGCCCAAAATTTCTGCTAAAATTTCAACATTTCCCTTTTCATCGTCTGCCTCGGGAACAAAACGTTGCATTACTTTATTCATAATGATAACAGGAACAAGTGCAATTGCCGCATATTGGACAATGTTCAACATATCATTTTTGGAGTCATCATTGAAATTGAATACGTGCTTAAAAAATCCAGGTTTCCCATTTGTCGACTTTGTTAATTCTTCTAAACTTTCCATATTCCTTATATAGGGTATAATAAGAAATAAAAAGAATAATATTAGTTAAAATGGTTCAGGTAAATGAATTCAATTAAAACAAGTTAAAAATAAATTGTTATTTAATCTATAAATAACAATGAACAGTAATAAAGAAGAGGAACAGTATTTAAATCTAATTCGGGAGATTTTAGACCGTGGTACTTGGGAAGAAGGTCGCAATGGTAAGACCAAGAGTATTTTTGGCTCTTCAATGCGTTTTTCTCTTGCAAACGGCCAGATTCCAATTTTAACCACTAAAAAGACTGCTTGGAAGACGTGTCTAAAAGAGCTATTATGGTTTGTTCGTGGCTCAACTGACAATAAGTTGTTGCAGGAACAGGGTGTACATATTTGGGACGGTAATACAACACGTGAGTTTCTGGATTCAAGAGGACTTAACCATTATCGTGAGGGTCTTATTGGGCCAGGATACGGGTTCCAGTGGAGGCATTTTGGTGGCGATTATGATTCTTCTACGGCTGGAGTTAAAGAAGGCGGCATAAAAGGTGTTGACCAACTACAGCAGATTATTGATGCTCTTAAAGACCCAGCGCAGCGGACAAGCCGCCGCTTAATAATGAGTGCTTGGAATCCTTGCCAATTAGACGAAATGGCGCTACCTCCGTGCCACATTTTGTGTCAATTTAACGTACACGACGGCAACAAACTCAGCTGCTCAATGTATCAACGCAGTAATGATTTTTTTTTAGGAATTCCATTTAATATCGCATCATATTCGCTATTGACACATTTAATAGCTAAACATTGTGGTTTAGAAGCGTATGAATTTATTCATTTTATGGGTAATTGTCATTTATATGATAATGCTATAGATGCTGCTGAATTACAAATCCAAAGAAAACCTTATCCCTTCCCAACTGTTTCAATTAAACAAATGAGAGAGAATATCAATGATTATCAAGTAGATGACTTTGAAATTCATAATTATCAAAGTCACGAGGCAATTAAAGTTGCAATGGTTGCGTAAACTGTATTTAAACGCGCTGATTGCGTCTTTTCCTGCAATATCGTCTTGTCGGCCCGTGTGTATATTTACACGCACCCTTTCTAGCGCAAGCGGTTCTCTTAACCCTTCGGCACTTGGATGTTTTCACACGCTGCCGATATATTCCTCGATTTGGTGCTAAACGTCTTCTTGACACCGAATGACTGCTTGCAGCTAAACGCCTGCTACCAAGCCTCTTATGAGGGCTAATAGTTTGCATTTCTACATCTCCGGATGTAGAAGACGGTTTAATCTTTCTTGTAAAAAGTCCCATTTAATAAAAGTGAAGAATATAAATTATAATTTCATTAAATAGTTTGAATGTTTTGCTCCACTTTTCTTAAAAGTGGACGCGTAAAGTATTTAGAAACAATTTATTATTAATAATTATAATAAAATGAGTGCAAACCGTTCCGTACAAGCAGCCCAACGCAGGAGAGCAGGAGGTCCCGAGCCCGCCGCCCCGGGTAGAGGTCCTCAACCATCTATTAATTCGTCGCAGATGTTTTCTGGTCAAGGACAACAGCAGCAACAACAACAACAGATTAGACCGGGAACCACTGGTCGTTTAGCAGGCCAACAAGCTCAAGTTCAGCAACAACAGCAACAAATGCAAAATCCTATGCAGCAATCTGGTGAAAGTGGGGTCAGCAAAATCACAATTGCCCAGGCAATTACGCTTACTACCTTACGTTTAGGAAAGGTGGAAATGCAATTATATGAACTTGCTCATCAAATGGCGACAACTGGTGGCGAGCAGGGTTTCAGTGCTTCTGGTCAAGGAGTCCAAGGAGCTGAAGGTATGGAGGATATGGTCCTTATTGATAAGAACCTCATTGATTCTATTATGTCTCGCCTAGAGTCGCTCGAGAAGCGTTCGCCTACTAACGCAGTTGGTACTGGAAGCAGTGCCGATGTTACCTTATTGAAGCAGCAATTTGAGGCCATTAAGCCTTCGATTGCGAATAATACCAAGGTCACTACTGCTTTGACGAAGGAGCAGAAAGAGCACAAGGTCATTGTTGAGGCTCTAAAGTCTGAGATGGCTAATACTAAGGACCTATTGGCTGCACTCCAGACAATGTCAATGGACAATAGTCAGAAGATTTTTCAGATTATGTCGGGTGAACAAGTCATTGCTCAGGATGAGGAAGAGGAAGAGGATACTGGTATCCACTTTTCTGACGTAGCTGTAGTTGATGGAGAATCTGAGGAGTCTGAAGAGGTTGATGGTCTGGAAATTACTGGTAATAGCTTGAAGGGACTCATTGAGCAAGAACTGAACGCTTAAAAAAATATATAATATTTTTCTACTAGTACAAATATTATATTTTCACAATTCCAGCTTAAAATCTTCGTTACAATTTACTCTAAATGTCCGCTGATTTTCCTAAATTACTCTCCGCTATGTGTTATACGCAGAAACACGTCGTCGCATTTGACTACGTCTACTTCAAAAAGATTGCCAACAAAGACACATATGACCTGATTATGCAAGCAATTGTTTGCAATATTGATGCCGTTTTGACGCAATATCAACAATTTGACTGCCACATTACATTGAAAATGATGACAATTGGCGACGTTGACAAACATATGGGCTTCTGGATTAAGTTGGCTGGGGTTCTAAAGGAGCGCTATCAGTCGCAAATGGCTAAGTGCTATATATACGATATACCTGCATTTTTTACCCAGTGCTACAAAATGGTCTCGGTATTCATTGACAAGGTCACTCAGGAGAAGATACAACTTGTTCAACCAAAGAACCAAAATCATTAGTTTGTTGCTAAACACCTCATAATATATGTATTAGTACCACAACCATATGCATATTGACCAGTATTACCAGATATAGTTACTGATTGCCAGTTTTCTTGTGCTGATGATGATTGTGTCCAAGTTACACCTTTATCATCTGACCAATAAATATAATTATTAGTAATACCACTACCACCAGTAGCACAAGCAACTGCATATTGTCCTGTGTTAGATATTGATACTGAATACCACTTTGCAGTTTGTGAAGAAGAAGATAATGCCCAATTTTGACCAGAATTACTTGAATGATAAATTTGACCATTAAAAACAGTAGCAATTGCGTAGAGTCCGCTACTCGATATTGTTATGGAACCCCAATTACGTGACCCAGAACTTGCTGCATTCCAATTTTGACCAGAATCACTTGAATAATATATATTACCACCAAAAGCACAACAAACTGCATATTGTCCAGTAGCTGAGATTGATATGCTTCGAAAATTGTCTTGTACAATAAAAATTGATACGTCTGTCCACGTTTGACCAGAATCACTTGAATAATAAATTATACCTGCTCCTCCAGAGCCAGTACAAGCAACTGCATATAGACCATTACCTGATATTGAGACGGACAGCCAATTTCCTTGTGCTGGCCCTCCTCCTGATGTTAAAGTTGCACCAGTCCACGTTTGACCAGAATCACTTGAATAATATATTTGACCAGATACACTACCACCAATACAAACAACTGCATATTGACCACTACTTGACATTGATATTGAAAACCAATCATTTAGAGCAGGTGTAGGTGTAACTGAGCTTGCAGCCCAGGTTCCTCCATAAGTACCTGACCAATAAATGGAGCCTCCAAATTCACAAGCAACCACAAATTGTCCAGTTGCTGATGTTGATACAGCTGACCAATTACGTGAACCTGAAGAATATGACTGTGGGCTCCAAATGTTATATTTATACAACGGCTCAAACACAGCAGTTAAATCCTGATTTGCATATGTTGTTGACGTATTAGATGAATAATAAATTTGACCACCACCACCACTACTGCAAGCAAGTGCATGTTGTCCGTTACTGGAAATTGATACTGAAGACAAATTAGTTGAAGAAATAGTACCATTTACCCAATTTTTACCATAATCAATTGAACGATAAATTACTGATGCAGCGGCACAAACAATTCCATATTGTCCAGTACTTGACATTGATACTGAGACCCAATCAAATGAGGGTGAAGTTGGAGTTATTGAAATTTGTGGTGTCCAATTAATTCCATAATTATTTGTATAATAAATTTGGCCTGCCCCACTAGTAGGGTCACCACAAGCAATTCCATATTGTCCACTGCTGGATATAGAAATACTAAAATAAAAGACTGACCCCGACGAAATTGCTGCTACTGTCCAATTATTTCCATAATCGTGTGAATAATAAAGTGGTGAAAAAGGTGCACAAGCAAATGCATATTGTCCACTACTAGATATTGATATTGAGTTCCAATTAGTTACTATCGAATTTGCTAATGTCCATGTTACTCCAGAATTACTTGAATAATAAATTTGACCATTCCCACCAGATATAATATTGCAACCAACTGCATATTGTCCGCTACTTGATATTGATACAGAAGTCCACGCACCTCCTATGGAAGATGACAATGCCCATGTTACTCCAGAATTATTTGAATAATAAATTTTACCAGTAGTAGCAGTATTATCACAAGCAATCGCTTTTGTTCCATCACTTGATATAGATGCAGAGTCCCACTGCGCCACTGGAGAACTAGTTGATAATGTCCATGTTACTCCATAATTGCTTGAATAATATAAATTACCACCTAATATACCGGCTATACCATATTGTCCAGTGGTTGACATTGAAAGAGCCTTCCAGTTACCTGCTGCTGGTCCACCTCCTGATACAAAAGTTGCTCCAGTCCAATTCAATCCCGTGTTATATTGGTTAATTTCTGCGGTATAGTTAGACGGGGTTATTGATAACGGCTCTGGAGAAAATGTTTGTAATGAGAATATGGTTCCAATATCTACGCTACTTTGATTATAATTTGTTATTATATCTCCATAATATGATTGATTTTCTGTATTTAAAATATTGCTTAAATCGACTCCAGTTGATGTATAATTAGTGGGTAATACTGACATTATATAATTATATAAGAGATATAATTATAAATTCTTACAGCTTAAACACAATTTGTTAGTTTATTATATTTTTAAAGATAATAAATGGAATTAGTTACTGAACCTGATATTTATAGCCCAAGCATTGACGATAAAGGCTCATATATTGACAAAGTGCCGCCATTCAATTACATTAAGAAGGGACTCGTTTGCCCTTGTGGTTCCAGAAAAGACAAAGTTTACGAATCACATAGCGTTTTTGTCACACATACGAAGACAAAGGCTCATCAGAAATGGATTGAGTCACTCAACTTAAACCGTTCTAACTTTTATGTGGAACTAGAGAAGTCCAAAGAAGTAATTTCTAGTCAGCGACTTATTATTGCAAAACTGGAAAAGGATGTCAATAATAAGATTATGACGATTGATTATTTGACACAACAGCTACACAAGAATCTGCCGAATGCAAATGCGAATACAACAATCAATCTGTTAGATTTGTAAATCATAAACCTTTTCCACTTTTAAAAAGGTTCTGCTGCGCTAAGAGCCAAACTATTAATTTGGATTGTTTGGCTCTTTGCGTTCGCTTAACGCTTTTCAAAGGTGGACAAGTGTTTTCTCCTTTTGTTCCTGTCTCCAATGTTTCTTACCACTATATAACAAGTGTGCAACATTGTGCTTGAAATAGAAATAAATACCGTAATCTATACCGTATAAACGATACGATATGCTTGTGTTTGGTGACTTATATGCATATGTGATATCTGTTGTATATGTAATGTCAGTCGTCCTGTTAATTTCACTATGATTTATTTTATTATTAAACAACTCTAAATGAACAGCATTAATTGCTCTTGTATACACCGACGGACCCGTCATTTGATGAATATCATTCGGGTAACTATTGTTTTTAATATTATCAACAACGAGTTCGATTGTCTTTTTAAGAATTGGATGCTCCTTTGAAAATATTAGTGCCCACTGCACATACAAATCTGGGTTGCCTTCTGCTGTTATAATGGCTTCATCTTCGTCTTTAATGAGCTCTCTTAATGGTTGTCTTATGTTTGAATCCATATCTAAATACACGCCTCCATATTTGTATAAAACTAGATATCGCCAAAAATCCACCTTTGCTACAATAATATTCAGTTTATTATAGCAGTCTGCTATTTCACCTTTGTAATGTTCGTTTACAAATTTATCCATATCATCGTCGTTATACAAATGATATGTGTATTCTGGGTTTAATTTTTTAAACGTATCTATCTTTTCTTGCACCAGTGGATGCAATTTGTTAGTGAACCAAGACTGAAATATGTTTTTTTCAATCATAAAAGTAATATAATATAATATATTACTTTTTTTGTATGCGAACTAGGAAATGTTGTAATAATTGTTTTTGTAATGAAAAGATATTAAACCTTGTTTCTAATAATAATTATATTAAATACTAATGAAGTTCTCAATTGAAAATAAAACCAAATTAGAAATGTTCGTTGCGTTGTTCCAGTTGCTTAAGAATTGGAGTACGCAATTGAACCTGCAGTTTGAGCCTGACCAGCTCTATATCCAGACGATGGACAAGTCCCACATTTGTTTGTCTAATATTGTTATCAAGGCGTCGTGGTTTTCCGAATACTTTGTTGAGGAGGCAACAAGTATTTCAGTTGATACTGGCAGTTTTGCTACTATGATGAACTATGCTGTCAAGCATAATAAGGTTGATATCATTTTCAATGATGCTGACAAGTTGTTTATTAACTTAACCAGCGGAACTGCAACTGCTTCTACAGCTGGAACGGTGTCAACAAATTTTGACCACTTCTTTGAATTACCGCTAATGGACGTTGAACAGGAGAATTTATCAATTCCCACAGTTGACTACGATGTGGAGTTTTCGATGGATTCTAAGAAGTTTAGTGATTTAATTTCAGAATTAATGGTTTTCGGACCGAACCTCAATATTATCTGCACAGAGGAAGTATTGGAGTTCAATTCGTCGGGCGACACAGGCAAATTGAAGGTGAATATTCCTATTGATAGTTTGAATGAGTTTGCCATTTCGGAGGGAGAGAAGCTGGATATTTCGTATAGTTTAGCGCATATTGGCAAGATGTGTTTGTCGACGAAGTTGGGTGGCGAAATTGGCGTCGGGATTAGTGCGGAATATCCAATGTCTTTAAAATACAGCTTGGGCGAGGAGAGCACTGTTGCGTTTTTTGTGGCGCCAAAGATTGCTGACTAAGTGCAAATGAAATAGTAGTGAGTATTAATTAAAATAATTATATTTGGTTATTTTAATTAGATAATATGGGTGATAAAAGTGAAAGTAATGGCAATATTAGAAAAAGATCCAAATATGGTCCTACTGATGGGCCTATTATTCCTTTATTTTCTGAAGAAGATAAAGCCGCGGTTGAAGAAGGTTGGGTAATTGGTTCTCCTGGATATAATATTGCGAAACAAGAAATAGAAGATGATAAATTAAATCAAATTACTAAAGCTAACAAAGGACAAATGCCTCCTCATGGTAATGTTAATACAAATAGTGCGGCTGTTGGTCGCCTTAAAAAAGCAAAGGAAATAGCAGAAAAAAACTATGCAGTGGCCCCTGATAAACCTCCTGTAGCACCAGTTGTGCAAACACAACAATTTAATCCAACACTGCAAAGAATGGCAACAAATATTGTTTCAACTCATAATCATTTTATTGATCTTAATGAAATATATCAAGGTTCATCGGGCGAAGAATTATCAGGCGAAGAATTATGGCAACAAGTATATGGAACAAAGCCTGACGAAATAATTCTTGAAGACATAAATGAATGGCGTAAATTATTTGTTCTTACTAAAAAAATATTTGATGCAATTATGAATGAAAATTGGTGTTTAATAACACGTGATATTAATCCACAAGACCCTAATTCACGATTAAATAAGATAATTGAAAGATTTGAAACAGCACCGCTAGCAGAAAGGAGAGAGCCTAAAACTCTTTTGTCAATTCAAAAAATGAAAGGAACTAAATCATCTGATGGAATGACCTTTTTTGATTTATTGGTTGACAATTTAAATAAAGCTGTCGCAAGTTGTAGATCATGTAATAAGCTATATGGTGTTGAGTGTAATCAAGAATGTAAATGGAAACAAATACAAGGTTTTATAGGAAGCTGTGATGAAGTTGTAAAATCATCTCTTTTTTCTTTAGCAGGAGTTACTGGAGTAAAAAGAAATTTTGGAGAAACTGGGGGTCGAAGAACTAGACGCAACAAACAAAAACGAAGTAAAAAAAGCAAGAAGAGTAAACTTAGGAAACTTGGTAGTAGAAAGAAAAACAATAAAAGAAGTAACTTTGCTCGTTGAAAAAATGATTTTAATTTATTATTTTTATGTAACAATAATGTTAAAAATAATAATAGCGTTTTTCATCTTCTGTGTAATTCTTTTCTTCTACCTGCATATCCAGTTTCATCTCAAGACAAGTAATGAACTAGAAATCTACGAAATTGAGCAAGCATCCAAAGACAAAATGGAGGAAATCTGCGACTTAAGGCAACCTGTGTTATTCGACTGTGACGAGGACACTGAGAAAATCACCAAGACAACTAACAAGGCCTACCTTATGGAAAACTACCCCATATTTGAAGTCAAAATTAGGAATGCTTTAGACAGCGATGGCGAATCGACGTTACTACCATTGCCCCTACATATATGCTCAAAATTGTTTGCAGAGGACAAAAAGGCTACCTACTTCAGTGAAGGCAATGGCGACTTTTTGCTAGAAACCGGCGCCAAAAAGAGCTTCTCATACAACGACGAATTCCTGAGACCATTTCTCGTCTCAAATTGCAACTATGATGTGCTAATGGGGTCTGCTGGAGTGGAGACACCCCTGCGCTACGATATCAATTACAGGAATTACTTCTTGGTGACACAGGGCTCTATCAAAGTCAAAATGATGCCGCCCAAGAGCAGCAGATATTTGTATCCGATTAAAGATTACGAGAATCTTGAGTTTAGGTCGCCAGTTTGTCCTTGGAATCCACAGACCAAATTTAGAGCGGATTTTGACAAGGTGAAGTGCCTTGAAATTGTTTTGACGCCAGGCAAGTTCTTATTCATTCCTGCATATTGGTGGTATTCGTTCAAATTTGCTGATAATACAAGTGTTAGTTGCTTCAATTATAGAACCTATATGAATAACATTGCAATTAGTCCACATATCTTTATGTATGCTTTGCAGAACCAAAATGTGGAACGTAAAATTGCTAAGAAAATTGATATTAAAGAACTGAATAAAGAGGTGAATAATGAGGTCAACAATGAAATAGAAAATGAAACATCGAGTGAAGAAAAAAATGAACCTACTAGTGAACTAAGAATTGAAATACAGAATGAAATAAAAGAAACCCAAGCACCGGCAGAACCTTCAATTGAAACGATTAACAGCCTTAATAGTGCATTAGGAACAATTGGAACAACAATTGGAACAGATACCACAAGCATATCTTAAGTTTTTGGCTCCACCTTTTTAAAAGGTGGAATGCGACATTATAAAGCAATATGCCAAAACAGCACTTGGTACTATATGCACAAATATTAGGTGCACAAACGTCACATAATAGTAGCACAATGTCCTAGGTAATGTATCCGGCATCGTATAATCTAGTGAAAAATATTTATACTCAGTCTGGCATTTTTGTTCAATTCTTACCGTATTTTTATTTAATATTTGGAAGTATGTAATTACCCAGTTGAATAAAAATATTGCCACTGTTACTGCAGCAGTTATAAACCATATCCTTTTATATTTTCCCTTTAAAATGTCATTATAATGGAATGTAACTAACAAAAATGCGCTAGCAGCTAGAATAAAATCTACAATCTTTGTTGAACCAAACAGCGTCATCTTATGCCAATGCAATACCGATGATATGAATACACATAAAGAAAGGATTGATAATAAATAATATTTATATTTGTATGTAAGTAGACTAAATCCTAATAAAACGAATGATGTTAATACTCCCCATTTTGTAATATATTGTGGTACTAACAACTCTTCAGTCATTTATAATATATTTACAAATTATTTAAAGGCTT